CAATATCTACAAATGGCTAAAGCATCTGGCATTAAATCAGAAACCTTTAACAAAGAAATAGATAAGCAAATAGCAGAAGCAGTAATAGATGATAACGAAACTATGAAAACTATTAATGAAGAAATAGATGCTGTTAGAACTGTTAGAGGGCAATTCCAGACAACCGAAGTAGAGGGTCAAACAGTTGGCGAAGAAGAAAGCTAAAACCAAGATACCAAAAAAATATTTATCTGGGTTAAAAGGTAAAAAAAGAACTGCGAGAGCAAATTTATTAAAGCGAGTTAGTGCCTTGTATAAAGCAGGTGCAAGAATACCAATGGCATTATTAAAGAAAAGGAATAAGTCATAATGGCAGTAAAAAGAAAACCTTTATCAGCAAGAACTATTGCAACGCTTAGAGCAAAAGCTAAAAAATCAAAATTATTTAATTTAACAGATTTAAAGGCTAGTTTTCGCAGAGGGCAAGGTGCATTTCTTTCATCTGGCTCAAGACCAAGGATACCTATGTCAGCATGGGCAATGGCAAGAGTAAATAAACTAATTAGTCGTGGCAAGTCTGGAACATTTGATAAAGACTTAATTAAACGTGCTAGTAAAAGGAAAAAGAAATGAGTTTTGCCAGTATAAATAATGCACCTTTTGGTTTAGCTTTACAAAAAGGCGAAATAAATAGATTTGGTGGTATTCATAAATTTGGACTTAATACAGCAGTTGGTGGTTCTTTTGAAACTATATGGGACGGAAATAATACTTACACCTATCCATCTTCAGCAGGGACAGCCACAGTAACATCTTCTAATACATCAGCAGATAATGCAGGAACAGTTGAAGTTGAGGGTTTAGATGCAAATTATGATGTAGCCACAGAAACAATTACAATCGGTGGTAGTGCAGGAAGTACATCATTTATAAGGGTTTATAGGGCAGTAATGAAAACTGCTAATACTGGTAATGCTAATGTTGGCGATTTAACAATTACAGTATCAAGCACAGCAGTTGCTAAAATTCAAGCAGGATATGGGCAAAGTTTAATGTGTGTTTATACTGTGCCAAGAAATTATATTGCTTATCTTATGCAAATAGACATAGGAAGTTCTAAAGATTTAGAAAATGAAATAAGGTTTATAACTAAAGATATAAGTAATGGGAATGTATGGAATACAAGGGCATTTATTACAACTAGAGGTGGCTTTATTGAAAAGAATTATGTCATACCTATTAAAATACAAGAAAAAACAGATATTGAATTAATTGGTAAAGCTAGTGCAACATCTTCAATTTCTGGTGGATTTGAACTTGTTTTACAAGATTTACAAGAATAACCTATAAGAAAATGATGCTGATGTTATGGAAAAGCCTAAAAAAATATGTATTATTTGTAAGGTGTTTTTAATAGAGGTTTTTAAAGATGTTTATAAATGTCCAGTATGCAGGGCAATAGTTAACGAAAGGTTAGATGATAGGAAAAAAGATGGCGATTTATAGAGGAAGAAACGTATCACTTAATAAACCTTTCAGACTATCAACAACAGAATCAAAACGAAAAAAATTTGGTGTTTATGTTAAAAACAAAGCTACTGGTAATGTAAAAAAGGTTACATTTGGTGCTAGGGGAATGACCATTAAAAAAAATATACCTGCCAGACAAAAGTCTTTCCTAGCTAGAATGGGTGGTGTTTTAAAAGAAGTTAAAGGGCAAAAAACATTATCACCTGCTTATTGGTCAATAAGGGCGTGGAAAAAGAACTTTCCATTATAATATATGTCTAAAATTTTAGAAAAATTAGCTGACCAACATGAAGAACGAATTATTAATGTTCTTTATAAATTAGAAGATGATGTTATTAGAGAAGTAACAAGAGCAACTTCTGGTGCTTTAGTATCACAAAGAATAGCTATACAACTACAACCTAAAATTAGAACACTAATTGAATCTACTTTTTTAAATGAAGCAGATTTAATAATAAATGAAGAATATAATAAAATAGCCAAAGTTGTACTCGATACATTTGGTGAAATGCCTATACCACAAAAATTTAAAAGTTTAACTGAACTTGACTTAACCACAATCAATGCACTTAAAACACAATCGTTTTCTGGATTTGAAGATATAGCTGAAAGATTTTTAAAAATAATAAATGATGAAGTTTATCAAAGCACAATAGCAGGCAGACCTTTTGATGATATGGTTAAAAACATAAGGCAACATATTAATGGCGTTTATCAAAAAACAAATACTCGTGAGATAAATGAATTAGTTGATTTTATTAACGAGAATAAATTTGATAATTCAAAAAAAGCACAAATAGAAGAAGCAGTAAGCAAACTTCATACCCAATATGCTTCAGATAGGGCAGGGAATAACCTTAGAAGATATGCAGGGCAAATAGCACACGATTCAGTTATGCAGTTTCATGGGCAGTTTACAGTTGCAAAAGCTAAAGAATCAGGTTTAACTCATTATAGATATACAGGCACATTAGTAAGGGATAGTAGACCTTTCTGTCAGAATATGCTAAACAAGATATTAACCGAGAAAGAAATTCGGGATATTTGGAACAACCAAGGTTGGGCAGGCAAATCTACTGGAGACCCTTTTATTGTAAGAGGTGGGTATAGATGCCGACATACTTGGATTCCAACAGACCCAGATTGGGATATATGAGGAGACATAGATGGAAGAAAATATAGTAGAGCAACCTAAAGAGCAGGTTGAAGAAACTCAAGTAAAAGAAGAAAAGCCTAATGCAATATCTTATACAGAAGACCAAGTTACTGAAATGGTCAGAAGAAGATTAGCACAAGAAAGAAGCCAAGTTTATAAAAAACTAGGTGTTGAAGATTTAGATGTAGCTGTAAATGCAGTCAAAAGCCAAAAAGATTTAGAAGAAAAACAAAAAATACAAAAAGGTGAGTTTGAAGAAATACTAAAAAACAAAACTCAAGAGTGGCAAAAAGAACGCTCAAACCTTGAAAGCCAACTTAAAGATATTAAGATTAACAAGTCTTTATTATCTTCGGCATCAAAGAATAAAGCTATAAATCCAGACCAAGTTGTTGAACTTTTAAAAAGTGGGATTAAGCTTAATGAAACTGGAAACGTGGAAATACTTGATAAATCAGGATTAGCACGATATAACAGTAATGGGGAACTCTTAACTACTGACGAGTTGGTGCAAGAGTTTTTAACACAGAACCCACACTTTGTTAGTGCTACACCTAGTGGCTCTGGTACAGTGTCAAATGTGGATAGGAGAGAACTCAATAAACCTTTAAATTTGAGTGATTTAGATATGAACAATCCATCGGATAGGAAGATGTATGCTGAATATAGAAAGCAAAGAAATTCCAAACCTAATACGATTGTTTTGAATAATTAAATGGCTATAATTAAAAGGAGTTTAAAATGGCTAATGAAACAACCAGTTCAACCATTTCGGAACTATACACCGAGATAGTTGCAGAAGCATTATTCGTTGCTAATGAGCAATCTATAATGAGAAACCTTGTCAGAAACTACAGCATTATTGGTGGTGGTAAATCAGTAGAAGTACCGATTTATTCAGCAGTATCAGCGTCAGCAGTAAGTGAAGCTTCAGACCTTTCAAACACAGCTATAAACCCAAGTTCAGTTACTATAACAGCATCTGAAGTTGGAATTATGACAACACTAACAGACTTAGCAAGAAATTCAGCATCGAGAAATGTTGCAGGAGATATTGGTAGATTGTTTGGTGAAGCTATAGCTAAAAAAATAGATGCCGATTTATCAGCATTATTTACAGGCTTTTCAACACAAAAAGGACCAGGAGCAGGTGCAGAATTAACAATTCAAGATTTGTTTGAAGCAGGTACAGAGTTAAGAACCAACAATGCACCTCAATCTTACTATGGTGTATTCCACCCAAAGCAAATATTTAATGTGAAAAAAGCATTAACAAATACATTTGCAGGGTCAGCTAATATTCCAGACTTAGGTAATGAAGCTTTAAGAAATGGTTTTGTAGGGCAAATCGCAGGCATACAAATATTTGAAAGTTCAAATGTTGCTGTAGATGGTTCTGATGACTCTATTGGTGGCGTATTCTCACAAGATGCTTTAGGTTTAGCTATGATGCAAGACCTTAAGATTGAATCACAAAGAGATGCTTCATTAAGAGCAGATGAAATCGTAGCCACAGCAGTTTATGGAGTTGGAGAACTTCACGACAGTTATGGTGTTAAGCTAACAGCAGATAGCTTGGCAAACTAATTTAATTTAACTAGGGAGGGAAACCTCCCTTTTTATCTAAGGTGTTAAAATGGAAACTGTTAAATTAATACATAAAAATGGCGATATTATTGAAAGATTAAAAATTCAATACGAGCCTAATGAAAATATTTGGCTTAAAAGGGGTTGGAAGATTTATGACGAAACCAAAGTTGTAAAAGAACCTATAGTAGAGCCAAAAGTAGATACAGAATGGCAACCAGAAGACAAGCCTAAAAAGAAAAAATCCAAAAAAAAGGATAAATAATGGCTACAACTGAATTTAGTGTCGCAAATACAGATTTACAAAAAATCCAACCAGACGTATTAGGTTTTGGTGTTACTGATTTTGCAGACCAATTACAATTTGCTGAAAATGATGTTTTAAGACGTATTCGTGAGGAATGGTGGGAAAGATATAGGCATCAAGTCAGATACAAGGATATTACTAAAGTAACATCAGTTGAAATGACTAATAGCAAGTTAACAAACTCACAATGGACACAATCAGTTGTATATCTAGCTTTATGGAAATATATTTATCCAATATTAACTAAATGGCGTGACCCAGATACTGGCGAGGGCAAAGACACATTTCAAGTTCAATTAGATTTTTACAGAGATAGATATGAAGAAGAATTTCAAGCTATTTTAAGAGATGGTGTTGAATATGATGAAGATGGTGGTGGCACTATTTCAGATAGCGAAAAAGAAGCCATACATCATTTAAGATTAGTGAGATAATGGAAGTAACAGCAAATATAAATACTGTTGAAGTAACAAAATTTTTAAAAAATATTACAGCTAGACAAAAGGCAGTAATTGATAAAGGTTTAAAGCGAGTATCTAATATGGCTGTATTGATGATTACAAAGCGTACACAACAAGGTAAATTGCCAGATGGGGGTAATATGAGGGCTTATGCTCCATCAACTGTGAGAGGGCGTAAAAAGAGAGGTAGACAGACTGGATTTGTAGACCTTACGGATACTGGTAAAATGTTTAGGAGTTTAGATTTTAAAACTAGTGGGTTTAAAAGCACATTATTTTTCTCAAATACGGAAAGGGCAAAAATAGCTTCATATCACGATACGTTTGGTGTAGGTAAAAGAAAAGTTACAAGACCATTTTTTTCTATAGGCAATAGGGAAGAAGAAAAGATTAAAGCAGATTTTTCAAGATTTTATTTTAAAGAAATGAGATTATGAGCAAAAGAGAAAACATAGCTAGTGATATTATTACTAAACTTGATGCTGTTACAAGTCCTATCGAGTTTAAAAAAATTACTAGAGAGCCTTTTGAAGTTGAGGAATTAAGTGATGCCCAGTTTCCTGCAATGTTTATACAGAGTGGGGACGAAACAAGAGAAGTATTAAGCATAGGCGATACTGGAGCAGGAACATATAGAGGTACAATAGATTTTTTAATAGTTGCTTTTGGTAAAGGCACAGCAACAAATATAGATACTGTTAGAAATCAAATTATAGAAGTAGTTGAAGAAACTTTAGATAATGATATAACTAGAAATGGTAACGCGATAGATACTCAAATAGTAGAAGCATCAACAGACGAGGGTACAATTTATCCTTATGGTGGTGTAAGACTAACAGCAAGGGTGATTTATGAATTTACTAGAGGGAGTGCATAATGGCTAAAAATGTTACTATGAAAAAAGGCGAAACTATTATAAAATGTTCAGAAGACCATGTAGAGCATTTTAAAAATAATGGTTTTACTTTGGGAAATGAAAAAGCAGTTGTTAAAAAAACTGAAAAAATAAAAGAAACTAACGAAGCTAAAGAGGAGTTATAAATGGCTACACATCACGGAAAAGAGGGAGTTGTAACTATAGGTAGTGATACACTTGGTAATGCAACTGGTTTTACTGTAGATACTACACATGACGTTGTGGAAGATACAGCTTTAGGAAATTCAATGAAATCTTTCATAGTTGGTAGAGGTACTTATACAGCAAGTATTGATATGAACTTTGATGAAACAGATACAGCACAAACTAATCTAGTACAAGGTGCAGAACTTACATTTGCATTTTTACCAGAGGGTAATGCTTCTGGAGACAGAAAATTCTCTGGAACTGGTATTGTAACTGGAATGTCAGTAAGTGTGCCTTTAGATGGTGTTATTACAAGAACTGTATCAGTACAAGGCAATGGTGGTCTTACTATCGGTACTGTTTAAATGACAGATAAATTGGATTATTTTGATGGTATAAGAAACCATTTTAGCACCCTTGACACTCAAATAATTGAAGTGCCAGAGTGGGATTTAGTAGGCGATAAAGCGATTTATTGCAAACCTTTTAATATGCTTGAAAAACAAAAGATTTTTAAAGGTGCTACTGGAACTGATTTAATAGTTTTAATTGATGTAATTATTGAAAAGGCATTAACAAAAGATGGCGAAAAGATGTTTAATGGCTCTCATGTTTTAGCTTTTAAAACCAAAGCTGATACAAATGTAATTGCAGATGTTGCTACTAAAATTATGGGAACGGGCAACGATAATATTGACGACAATAAAAAAAACTAAATAGCGACCCAGAATTACATAACCTTTTTGGGTTAGCTGAAAAATTACACAAGACTGTTGCCGAAATCTTGCAAATGTCAGTTCAAGAGTTTAATATGTGGATAGCATACTTTGGACTTCAAAGTGACGAACGAGAAAGACAAGAACGTATAATAAAGGCGAGAAGATAGTGGCAACTAAATCAGTTAACATAGACATATTAGCCAAAGATAAGACAGCGAAAGCTATGAAGTCTGCCACAGATGGCGTAAATAAGTTAAAAGGTCAAGTCCAACAATCAGTAGCAACACAGCAAAAATCATTTTCTGCTTTAGGTAATACTGTCAGAAATGTAATTGGTGGAGTTATTGTTTTCCAAGCATTAAGGTTCAGTAAAGAAATGGTCAATATGGCTAGTTCTGTTGAAGAAATGCAATCTAAATCAGCAGTAGTTTTTGGCAGATTTGTAAATGATGTTAGGGGACAATTAGAAAAGTTTGGAGATGAAGTCGGAAGAAGTACATTCGAATTAGAGGGAATGGCATCTTCAATACAAGATACATTTGTTCCTATGGGCTTTGCTCGTGGTGAAGCATCTAAACTTTCAGTTCAATTAACTAAATTAGCAGTAGACGTAGCATCATTTAACAATGCTAGTGATACAGAAACAATGATGGCGTTTCAAAGTGCTTTAGTTGGTAATCATGAAACAGTAAGAAGATTTGGAGTTGTAATAACAGAAGCAACTTTAAAACAAGAACTTTTAAGAATGGGTATAACTAAGACAGCTAAAGAAGTTACAAACGCTGAAAAAGTACAAGCTAGATTAAATCTAATTATAGCAGGTACATCAGATGCTCAAGGAGATGCTGAAAGAACAAACACAAGTTTTGCCAATTCTATGAAAGCATTAAGTGCTGAATTCCAAGAGTTTATGGTTGAAGCAATAAATCCAATGTTACCTGCATTATCAAAAATGGTTCAATCACTTAAAGATTCAATAATACAGACAAAAGAGTTTTTAAGGTCAATAGGTCTTTTAAGTGAATTAAACACAATTATTCCTATAGTTGACCAGTTAGAAAAAAACCAAGATAAGCTTTCTATAGCAACTTCAAAATTATCAAAAGAAATTGAATTGCTTGATGCAATACAAACAATGACATTTCTTGAAAAAAGTAAAGAAATGGCAAAAGCCAATGGTGAATTTGGTTTATCAATAATGCAAGGCGAAAAAGCAGTCTTAAAAAGAATAGAAGCATTAAAAATAGAAATTGAGCAAATAAATTTAAGTAAAACTGCAATTCTTTTAGAATCAGATGCAAGAGTTCAAGCGACTAATGCCATAAAAGATGAAGCAGAAGCACTTGAAAATTTAAATAAGCAAAAAATAAAAGAGCAGGAAATAACTTTACCTACAGCTAGACCAATTGAGGTAGAGCAACAAGCATTTGAAAATAAATTAAATTTAATACAAGAACAAGATGAAGTGTTAGCTGAACTTGCAAGAATAAGAGCAGATGAAAAACTACAGCTTGCTCACGAAACAGCAAAAAAAGAAGCAGAAATACAGAAAAAACTTTTTAATGATAATTTTAATTTAATTAAATCTGGCAGGGCGAGTGAAATAAAGTTAGAAAAAATGTCTGGCAAAGATAAAATTGATTTAGCAAAAAAGGTAGGTCGTGAGGGATTAGAACAACTTGCTCAAAGTAACGAAAAAGCATTTAAATTGAATAAAGCTTTTAAAATGGCTGAAGCTATTATTGATACAGCAGGTGGTGTTGCTAAAGCCCTGCCTAATATACCATTAGCAATTGCTATAGGTGCTTTTGGTGCTATTCAAATCGCTACTATAGCATCACAAAAATTTCAAGGTCGTAAACAAGGTGGTCGAGTAAATCAAGGTCAGCCATATATGGTTGGTGAAGCAGGACCAGAATTAATAGTACCGAATAAAGCATCAAATGTAGTTCCTAATCATCAATTAGGTGGCATGGGTAAAGCAGTAACAGTTAATTTTAATATAAGCACAGTAGATGCTAGAGGATTTAACGAATTATTAGTAAATTCAAGAGGTACTATAGTTAATATGATTAATAGTGCTGTAAATGAAAAAGGTAATATGGCGATTATATGAGTGGAACTTTACCAAATACCAGATTTAATGCGATTAACTTTAAGAGTAATCAAAAAACTTTATTATCTGAAACAGATAGTGGAAAAACATTTCGTAGACAAATACAAGGTCAAAGATTTAGTTTTACTATTTCCTATCCACCAATGACTCGGTCAGAATTCGCACCTATCATGGCATTTATAATGAAACAAAGAGCCAGAAAAGAAAATTTTACAGTTGTATTTCCAAGTTATTTAAATGCACAAGGTAACGAAACAAATACTTTGTTGGTTAATGGAGTACATTCTGCAACTGATACAACGATAGCAATAGATGGTTTTGCAGGTGATGGTGCAGGTAGATTAAAAGCAGGTGATTTAATAAAATTTGCTCACGATAAAGTTTATATGATTATAGATGACGTAACATCATCTGGTAATTCAGCTACAGTAACGATTGAACCCCCTTTAAGGACTGCTCTGGCTAATGATAGTGCTGTTACTTATGATTCAGTACCTTTTAACGTACATCTGGTCAATGATGCTCAAGAGTTTAATAGTGGGCAGGTTGATAAAGATGGTAATTTATTATTTGTTTATGAATTTGATGTTATCGAGAGTTTATAATGCCCAGAGGTTTAACAAGTGCAGTTAAAACAGAATTAGAAACTGGTAATATCGACCCAGTTTTGTTGATAGAATTAGGGTTTGCAACACCAATATATTTAACAAATGCTAGTTTTGATATAACATCAAGTATTAGTGGCGTATCAAGAACCTATACATCTAATGGGCATTTAAAATCAATAACTAGTGTAAATGAAACTAATAACCCAACTAAGAACACATTAGCATTAAGTTTATCTGCTGTAGACCTCACATATGTAGCAATAGTCTTAAACGAAAATATTATTAACAATGATGTTCATGTTTATAGAGGTTATTTAGATAGCAATTTGTCTTTGATTGCCGACCCATTTTTATTGTTTTATGGCACAATTAACGATTATAAAATTTCTGATAATACAACTAGAGCAAGTTTAATTATGACTGTTACTTCACACTGGGGAAACTTTAGCAAAACAAGTGGAAGAACAACCACAGATAATTCACAAAAAAGATTTTTTACTGGTGATAAAGGTATGGAGTTTTCTGCACTTACTGTTAGAGATATTAAATGGGGTAGACAATGAGTGTGCATTTATATCAAGCAGAAAAAAAAGATGTTGAGATTGTTTGCGAACTTTTAGTCAACTTTAAAAATGAAGATTTACAAGATTTAAATTATCCAGACGTAGATGATAAAAAACTTAATAATTTTATAAATATGATTTTGCAAAAAGGAACAATTATTTTATTAAAAGATTTAGATTTAGATGAAGTTATAGGTTGTGCCATTTTTAACAAAACAGAATATTGGTTTAGTAAAAGCGAGTGTATTCATATCCACACAATATATGTTAAGAAAAGTTATAGGAATTTTAAATTAGTTACAGCATTAGTTGATTCAATAAAGAAAGTAGGAAAAACTTTACCTATGTATTTATCAATAACATCTGGATTAAATGTTGACCCAGTTTTTAAAAAATTAGGTTTTAAAAATTTAGGCTCTAATTGGAGATTAAATTAAATGTGTAATCCATTTCAAGAAATAGTTGATTTTGTAGAAGATGCTGTAGATTACACAGTTGACCTTGTAGGTGATGTAATAGGTTGGCTAGTTCCTATGCCAGATATACCAGATTTTAGTGAACAGTTTGCTGAACAACAATCAAAAGGCACATTAGTAAATAAATTTTCAGCCAATGGGCATATTCCTATTGCTTATGGAACAAGAAAAGTTGGTGGTAATGTAGTATTTTTAGAAACATCTGGTGCTGATAATCAATATTTATATATGGCTTTATTATTGAGTGAGGGCGAAATAGATAGTATTCCAACATTATTTATTAATGACCAACAAGTAACTTTATCTGGTGCTTTAACTAATGGAACACAAAGAAGTGTGGCAAGTTCAGATGTTAATTTTTATGATGGTGGAAGTTTAATAACAGTACAAGCACATTTAGGCTCTGATACACAAACAGCATCAAATTTATTAGATGAATTAGGTTCTTGGACAACAAACCATAAATTAAGTGGGTTAGCTTATATAGCATTAAAATTTGAATGGAACGCTGATAAATTTGGCAGTTTACCGACAGTTCAAGCAGTTGTTAAGGGCAAAAAAGTATATAACCCTAATTTAGATAGTACAGTTACTGGTGGAAGTGGTAGCCATAGAAAAGATGATAGTTCAACTTGGGCATATTCAGACAATCCTATTCTTCAATTATTAGATTATTTAAGAAATGACAGATTTGGTATGGGAATAGATAATAGTTATTTTGATTCTAATTTTGCAGATTGGCAAACAGCAAGTGATGTATGTGATACCCAAATAACCCCTTTTAGTGGTGCAAGTGCTATAGATTTAATGAATAGTCATGTTGTTGTTGATACTTCTAAAAAAGCTATTGATATAGTTAAAGACTTTGTAAGAGGTTCAAGGTCATACCTAAATTTTTCAGCAGGTAAATATAATATATTAGTTGAAACTACTGGTTCAGCATCAATAACGCTAACAGAAGATAATATTATTGGTGGTATATCTGTTTCAAGTAAAAGTAAAAATTCCAGATATAATAGAGTTATTGTTAATTTTATAAACCCAGATAAAAACTATCAATCAGATACAGCACAATTTCCACCAGTAGATGAAACTGGTTTAGCTGTTGCCGACCAACATAGCACTATGAAAACAGCAGATGGTGGTTTGTTATTAGAGGGTAGGTTTGATTTTTCTATGTTTACAAGCCCATACCAAGCCCAAGAGATGGCAGAAATTATTTTAAGACGTTCAAGGTCAAGTTTAGATGTTAATTTAAAAGTTGATGCAACTGCCTTAGATTTGTCTATTGGTGATATAGTAAATATAACTCATGCAACACCAAGTTTTTCTGCAAAACCTTTTAGAGTTCAAGGAATAGCATTAAATGCAGACCATACAGTAAATTTACAATGTTCAGAACATCAAGACAGTTTTTATGCTTTTGGTTTGCAAATAGCTGTTCCAGAAATACCAGATACAACATTGCCTAATCCATTTTTAGTACAAACGCCAAGTGTTGAAGTGTCAGATGAATTAAGAGTTCTAAATGAAGAAGCTATAAGTGTTTTAGTTGTTGAGGTTGCTAGTTCTGATTTATTTACAGTTGATTTTGAAGTTCAAGCCAAAAAGACCACAGATACAAATTACATTAATATGGGTAAAGCTAGTGGTCGAAGATTTGAATTAATTAATGTTGAAGATGATGCTATTTATGATGTTAGAGCAAGAACAGTTACATCTGTTAGTCGTTCTGTATTTATAGCCACAACCCACCAGATTGTAGGTAAAACAGCACCACCTGCTAATATTACAGATTTTTCAATAAATATAATAAGCACCGAAGCACATTTAAGTTGGACACCAGTACCAGATTTAGATTTATCACATTATAGAATAAGACACTCAAGAGATACTTCTGCAAGTGCTACCTATGCTAATTCAGTTGATTTAATAGCTAAAGTATCAAGACCTGCAAATACAGCAGTTGTTCCTGCTATGACTGGAACATATTTTATAAAGGCTGTGGATAAATTAGGTAATGAATCGTTGGACTCAACATCATCTGTTGCCATTATTCAAAATATAAAAGATTTAAATGCAGTCGCTACTTCAACACAACACCCAACATTTTCTGGAACAAAAACAAATACTGTGGTTGTCGGTAATGAACTAAGACTTGGGACAAGTATTTTATTTGATAGTGGTGCAGGGAATTTTGATACAACTGGTGGTTTATTTGATGGTGGTGGTGGTACTGTGGCATCAACTGGAACTTATGATTTTAACACATATATTGATGTTGGTGGTATTTTTACAAGCAGAGTTACAGCAAATATTACAATTAATAGAATAGATTATGGTGTTCAATTTGATGATGCTACTGGAAATTTTGACGATAGAGAGGGTTTATTTGATGGTGATGCAAATGAATTTGGAGATACAAATGTTGAACTGCAAATAGCCACAACTGAAGATGACCCTGCATCTGGAAGTCCAACCTATACAGCTTTTAGAAAGTTTTTTGTTGGTGATTATAAAGCAAGAGGTTTAAAATTTAGAGCAAAATTAACAACTACAGATTCAGAAGCAACCCCAAGTGTAAGTGCATTGTCAGTAACAGTAGATATGCCAGATAGAGTTATAGCTGATAATGACGTTGTAAGTGGCACTGGCTCTAAGGCAATCACATTTAGTCCAACATTTAAAGACTTGCAAGGTGTAGGAATTTCTGCACAGAACTTGGCTAGTGGAGATTATTATGCTATAACATCAAAAAGTGCTAGTGGTTTTACAATTACTTTCTATAATAGTAGTAATAGTGCAATTAGTAGAACTTTTGATTATGTGGCTAAAGGATATGGCGAATTAGTAACATAAAGAGGTAAAAATGGCTCAACACGATTTTGTAATAGACAACCAAACCTTTCCTAACTTTAGGTCAGATTTAAATAATGCTTGGTCAGCAATCGTTTCACAAAGTAGTGGAGGTTCTGAACCGAGTACAAAATATGCTTATCAATTATGGTATGATAGTGGCAATAATATTTTAAAAATTAGAAATGCTGATAATGATGCTTGGATAAGTTTATTTACATTTGACCAGACTGCTGACACAGCCGAAGTTTCAGCAGGTGGTGGAGCAGGGTTCTTTCAAGGCGATAACGGAACACAAGGCGATACTACAAATGGTAAAAAAGATATTTTTAGAACCCACGAGCAAGAACTAAATACAAATACAACTATAGCATCTGGCGATAATTGTGGTTGTTTTGTTAGTCTTTCAATAGCATCTGGTGTAACTTTAACCCTAAGTGGAAATTTGGTGATAGCATGAGTTCAACAATAAAAGTCAATAATATACAAAATCTTGCAGGAGATGATAGTGGAATAGACCTATCAACGAATGACCAAATAATTTTAAAAACTGCCAATACTACAGCGATAACAGTAGATAGTTCGCAAGGTGTAACAGTCGCAGGGGCATTTACAAGTAGAGGTATAGACGATAATGCTGATGCTACTGCTATAACTATAGATAGTTCAGAGAATGTGTTTTTTAATTCGTCTGCTAGTGCATCTTCTGATTTTGGTGCTAAATTTTTAAAAGATAGTACAACTTCTACAATTTTAGCAATACATAGACAATCAAATGATGGAGATTTAATACAATTATCTAGAGGTGGTAATTCTGTAGGAACTATTGCTACTTATGGTGGTGACCTTGTAATTGGAACTGGCGATACGGGTTTATTTTTTAATAATAATTCTAACCATATAAAACCAGTAACTACAGAGAGTGATAGCAACAGAGATGATGCTATAGATTTAGGAAGTGCAGGCTCACGATTTGATAATATTAGAGCTTCTAATGGTTCTATTGTAACTTCAGATAGAAACGAGAAAAACACAATAACAGATAGTGATTTAGGTTTAGACTTTATTAAAAGATTAGAACCTAAGTCTTATATGTTTAATGGTAAAACAAGAACACACTATGGTTTAATTGCACAAGACGTTGAAACTGTTCTTAGTGACATTAACAAACCTACAAGTGGTTTTGCAGGGTTTTGTAAAGATGATATATCAGAAGAGCAAGATGGCTCTGAGTATAGATATGGTTTGCGTTATCACGAGTTTGTTGCACCATTAATCAAAGCAGTAAAAGAACAGCAAACAATCATACAAGAATTAGAAGCTAGAATTACAGCATTGGAGAGTGAATAATGTCAGAAATAAAAGTAAATAGTGTTGTAAACTCTACTGGAGATAATGACAGTGGATTAGATTTATCTACTAATGACCAAGTTATAATAAAAACAGCAAATACAACTGCTGTAACTGTTGACTCAAGTCAAAATGCAAGTTTTGCAGGTCAAATTTCTGAAGCAGGAAAAGAGTATTTTCATGTTGACTTAACAACAGCACAAACTGGTATAGCTGACAATACAAATGCTACTGTAGATTTTGGTGGTAGTGGAACTGTTAAATATGACACTAAGTCTAATTTTGATAGTGCAAATGATGCTTATTTATTAGATAGCAATGATGGTGTTTATTTAATTAGTTATAGTGTATGTATTACTTCTGATGATGTTACTACAGAAACATTAATTGACCCAACTGCATTGGTTAGAGTGGCAACTGATGGTTCAACTTTTGTAGGTGTGCACGGAAGTGCAAATCATGTCCAAGATAGTGCAGGCGGTCAATTAGGTTCAATTACAGTTTCTGGAACATTTATTTATAAGTCAACTAATGCAACAACTAAAATTCAGTTACGAGCATACTCAAACCAAACTGGTGGTACTACTTATGAGATTCAAAATAATTTAGCAGGTGGACTTAACACTGAGTCTGGCACAGCATTAGGAACAGATGGTACTTCAGCTAGACCTACCTTTTTAACAATAGTGAGGATTGCATAATGAGTACATTAACAGTAGGAACAATATCAGAAAAAGTTGTAGATGCAGGGGTTTCTATTGATTCACTCACTATTAAAGATGGTGCTTTAAGTCTTGCAGTTGCTCAAAAAGCAAATACTTTTACTGGTACACTAGCTTCAGTAAGTGGTGTTCTGAATTTTGATACATACAATAATTTTTTAATTACTTTAGCATCTGGTTCTAATTCTTTAGCAAACCCATCAACTGAAGCAGGAAATGTTGGGCAAACTGGCGTAATGATAATAATACAACCATCTAGTGGTTCAGCAGGTACAGTATCACTTGGAACAGATTATGAAACAGCAGAATCAGCAGGTTTAACTTTATCAAGTGGCAACAATGATTATGATGTAGTGCCATATATAATCAAAGCAGACAATTCTATTTTAATAGGTGTTCCTGCACTAAATTTTGGATAATTTATATGTTCAGTTCTGAATCTTGGCTATCAAATCAACAAGCAGGTTTCTATAATAATGTTGCTACACAGTCATTAAGGTTTGATGATGGCAGTAGTGCTTATTTAAGTAGGACTTTCAGTACACCTACTAATAACAAAATATGGACTTTTAGTACTTGGGTTAAAAGAGGTAATTTAGGCATAAACTACCCAACTATGTTCAGTAGAGCGATAGATGCGTCTAACTATTTCCAACTACGATTTGACCTTACCTCCGAACTTATAACGGTGTTTGACAAAAATGCAGGTGCAAATTATATATTACTTCAAACTACTCCAAAATATAGAGACACATCAAGCTGGTATCATATTTTAGTTGCCTATGATACTACTCAAGCGACATCATCAGATAGAGTAAAGCTGTATGTAAATGGGGAGCAAGTTATAGATTTTAACACGGCAACATACCCAGCACAGAATTATGCACCTAAAGCTAATACGGCAGGAGAGCACAAAATTGGGACATATTCAACGTCTCAACACTTAGATGGCTATCTGTCAGAAGTAAATTTTGTAGATGGTCAAGCATTAGACCCAACATACTTTGGCGAAACAAAAAATGGTGTATGGATAGCAAAAGAATATACTGGCTCATATGGTACAAATGGATTTAGGTTACAATTCAAACAAACTGGAACTGGTACTGCATCAACATCTACAATAGGTGCAGATACAAGTGGCAATACAAATCATTGGACATCTAGTGGTATAGTCGCATCTGATTGTAATATGCCTGATAGTCCAGAGAATGGGTTTGCAAATATAAATCCATTGAATGTTACAGATTCAACTTCACCCACATTTAGTGAGGGTAATTTAAAAACTGTTGTTTCTAATGATGGTAGTAAATGGGGAGGTTCTTCAACTATAGGTGCTTCTAGTGGGAAGTATTATTTTGAAGTTTTAGCTACTCAAAGTAGTAATGTTCATATTGGAGTAGCAGACGAAACAGCAGTTAGAGAGGGTGCAAGGATAGATGACCACAGTGTAACAACTGGAGGCAATGCTGTTTATTATAGAAGTAATGATGGTAACAAAAGAGTTATAACGAATGGCTCTCAAGTAACAAGTAGTTATGCCTCTACTTATACAACCACAGATATTATTGGTGTAGCTTTTGATGTTGATGGTAGTGAAGTTACTTTTTTTAAAAACAATTCTTCATTAGGTGCTATAACAATACCAACAACAACGGAAAATTTATTTATTGCACTTTCTGGTGGTACTGGAAATGCACAAAATACTTTTCATTTAAATGCAGGTGCAGATTCATCATTTGCAGGAAACAAAACTGCACAAGGCAATTCTGATGCAAAAGGCATAGGTGATTTTTATTATGCACCACCATCAGGTTATCTAGCATTATGCACATCTAACCTACCAGAACCAACCATAAGTCCTAAT